ACGGACAAAGTTCGAGCGGCCGTGCATGAAGCTTTCGAGTGCATTTACTTTGATCAGCATGCTGTTCTCCTCTCAAAGAGACGGCGCCGAAGCGCCGCCCTTCTGGTTAAGCGACGCCGTCGAAGTTAGCGTTCTTGATGAAAGCTTCAGGACGGTAGACGGCAAACGCCAGGCGGCGCTCGATCAGGATCGTCACGAGGTTGTTGACGAAGTCGTCTTCGTTCTCCGTCGAGATGACGATGCCCGCGTCCGAGCGGTCGAAGATCTGCGCGGCCAGTTTGAACGCGCCGACCAGCGCGGTATCAACCGTCATGGCCTGGGTGGCCACCACCGGGCGGGACCACAGCGTCGGCGACAGGGTGCCTTGCGGGTTGCCGATGATGTACTGGCCGGTCGAATCCTTCGTCAGCTCGATGCCGGCCCAGTCGATCGGGTTCAGCACGATGCCGTCAGATGGATACTCGGCCAGCTCGGCCTGCAGCAGCATCAGGCGCAGCGTATCGATGCGCGTGGCGCCGGTGATCGCCATCGGTGCCGAGTAAGCCGTCGCCTGGGTGTAGATGCCGTTCAGGTTGTTGCCGGAGCCAGAGCCCTTGAGCAGCTGGCCTTCTTCGATGAAGTCCAGGCCGTAGGTCAGGCGACCGTCGATCTGCGACTGCAGCGCAGGGAAGTCTTCCAAGATCTCGGACGATGCCTTGATGAAGTGGGCGATCTTCTTTACCGACGCATCGGTGAGCGCGTACGTGATGGTCGATTCTGGCTTTCGCGTGCCCTCACCCGTTGGCGCCGCGTTGTTCGTGAAACCCGTCTCTTTCAGGTAGCGAACCAGATTGCTGGCGGTCCGGCCAGGTGCCACGAGATCGCGAATGGTGAGGCGGCGAGCCGGCATGGTGAGCACGCCAGGCAGGACTTGCGGGTTAACGCCCTGGCCGGCGCTATTGCTCGCGCTGGTGATCGCCTTGACGCCGATTGCGAGCTTGCCGCCTTTACCTTCCTGCAGAGCACCGACGGACTTCTTGAAGTCTTCGCTCTCGATCAGCTGGTAGCCCATCGATTTGAGCTGCGCGCCGCCGTCTTCGGTGCCGCGGCGAGCGGCCTTTTGTTCCAGCTCAGTGACTTGCGCGACCAGCTCGCCCTGCTTCACCAGCAGTTCGTCGACGGTCGTTTTCACCGACGTGGACATGTCGATGCCCCGTTTGGCTTCGGCCAGGGCCTTCTCGCCGTGTTCCTTGACCTGGTCGTTGATCTTCGCCAGCGCGATCTCGAGGCCTTTGATCTCGGTCTCTCCGATCAGGCCAACAAGCGCCAGGCTGGCGATGCCTGGGTGTGCCTGCACGAAGGCCTGCACGTCGGCGCCAGCCGCTTGGGCGACACCTGCAACCAAGCATACGGCCATGAGAAATGCCGGTTTGAGATACTTATTGAATTTGTTTCGCATGATATTTCCTTATGGGGTGAGGGTAAATTCGTTGAACAAACGAAGAATTTCGTCGCTTTTTTCGCCACCGGGCTCACCCCGGGAAAGCTTCGGCAGGCCGCCGTTCGCGACAGCTGCAGCCTGCGATTTGGAGAAGCCTGCCTCGCGCAGGAACTTTTCAAATTCGGGGAGGCTCGGCAGCCGGCCGGCCTCCAACATGCACTTGACGTCGGCCACGCGGGCGTCGTCGTTCATCGGGTTGGTCACGACGCTGATCTCGACCAGGTCGAGTTTCTGCAGCGTGTAGATGCCGGTGTCTTTGTTGACGCTGTAGTCCTTGACGCGGTAGCCGATCGACAGGCCGGTGATCGTCTTGGTGCTCATGCCCTTGTAGGCGAGGCGCGCGTAGGGCGCATCGTCCATCCACAAATCGGCGTCTTCGCCGAACAGCCCGTGGTCGTCCTCCTTGAGCGTCGGCCAGCCGCCAATAGGCTGATCTGTCTGGTGCTGCCACAGCATCGGCACCATGCGGCCGGATTTCTTCCACTTCTCAAGGCTCTCCGCGAAGGCGCCTGGGGCGACGATATCGCCGCCCTTATCGACGACGTTGAACACCGAGCCATAGCCGGAGAATTTGCCCTTGTCGGACAGGCTCTTGATGTCCAGTTCGATCGATTTAGTCAGGTAGTCCATCGTTTTCTTCCTTGATTCCTAGCCACGACAACACGGCCGACTTGGCCGCCTGCGCGGTATTGGTGATTTTCCCCAGCAGCGATAGCGGGATCAGGTTGCTCTGCACGGTCAGCTCGTCGCCACCATCGAGCGGCGGGTCGTTCTCCAGCGCGCGGCATTCGTTGCGGGTCTTGAGACCGTTCTGGGTCATCGCGCTGTAGAAGGCGGCGCGCGCTGCGCTGTCGCCGCGCAGCAGGCCTTCCACGCTGTATTCGGCAAAGTAGCGTGTGCGCTCAGCCGGCTTCATCAACGATTTCTTGATGCCTTGCTCGATGCGGACCATGTACGCGCGGAACACGTACTGAATCAGGTTCAGGTTGATTTGCTCGCGCCCAGTGCCCCAGTTAGATACTGCTGTGCCGTGGCCGATCATCGAAGGCGGGATGCCGAACCAGCGGCACAAGTCCTCGACGCTGAATGCCCGGGTTTCCAGCATCTGCGCGTCAGCGGGGTGCATCGAAAGCTGCTTCATTTCGGCGCCGCCTTCAAGCAACTGGAGTTGCCCGGTGCGCGCATCGCCGAACACGGCGCCCAGCAACTTCGTTTTCATCTGCGCGCGCTGCTCGATGGTCAGGATTTCCGGGACTGACACCACCGCCTGCGTGCGCATGTTGTTCGTGAACGTGCTGGCCGACGCGTTTTCGGTTGCCGTTGCGCCGCACATCGACCGCCAGCCGACCGTAATCGGTGACAAGCCCATCAAGCCATCGGTACCGAAGCCCTTGATGTGCCAGATCTCGGAATCGGTGTATTCCTTCAGTCCAGTTGGCGCGCTGTAGTCGAAATGGATCAGGCCATCACTGCCGCGGTAGGGCGGGCGCATTAACGCCGGATTCAGCGGGTCCAGAGCCACCAGCTTGCCGATACCGTTGAACGATTTCAGGCAGTAGGCGTTCCCCCACAGGCAGATCTGCGATACGACGGCCTCCCAAAACTCAACCGCCGTCATGTCAGCATTGGGCGAGTCGTGCAGCAGCACATACAGCGGGTGCTCACGCGCCACCACACGGATTTCGCGCCCGTTCACCACCTTGCGCTCGTACGTGATCAGCGGCAGCGTGGCGATCGTCTCAGCGATCAGGCGAACGCACGACCAAACCACGGACAGCTGGAGCGCCGCGTTCACGCCGGGTGTGCCGTTCAGGATATTGCCGTGGTTGACGGTAATGTCCTTGTTCGGGTCGCGCACGCCGCGATAGGCGACAGCGTCCCGGATCGAAAAGAACGTGCTTTTCAATGCCAGGCCGGCGGCCGCTACCTTGCTGAATATTTTCATGCGCTATTGGTCCGATAAGTATTCGTCAAGGGTGCCGCCGGTCGCGGGCGCTGCCGACTGCATGACGCCAATGGCCATCAGCAAGGCGACCATGTCATCGATCTTTTCCGGCGCCTTCTTCTTGTCCGGCGCCGTGTTCATGTTTTGGTCGGTGCGCGCGATCAGGTTCGATGCGCACCAGTTCAGCACCGGGTCGTTACCGTGCGCCAGGTGCCCGCCGATGTACGCCAGCTCTAGCGCCTGCATCGCCGGGTGGTAGCTCTTCGGGCCTTGAATGAATTCCTGCAGCGGCACATCAGCGGCCTGCAGCTTCTGCGCCAATTGTTTCGCGTTCCATGCGTCGTATCCGATCATCTGGATGTTGAACCGCCGCTTGGCGGCCAAGATGCAGAGTTCAACCGCGTCGTAGTCGGTGACCTCGGCGCCGGACTCGATCAGATAACCGGCTTGCACCCACGCCTGATACGGCACTAGGCCGCGCTCGGTGCGCCCCTTCACCGCGGCGCCCGGCACAAACCGCCAGCCGGCCGTGTAGAGCGTGCCGTTCACGTTCCAGACAAGCCGGAACGATGTCAGGTCGCTCGTGCTCGCCAAGTCAAGCCCGCCCCAACACGGGTGCTGCTGCAGCCATTCCAGATCAACCGCGCCAGTGCATGCGCGCCACTTCACAAGGTTCACCCAAGCGCCAGCAGCAGCGGACGGGCGGTTCAGACGCTTGATCTTGAATTCGGCGTGCCGGCCAGGCATTGACTTGGCTTCAACCGCTTCTTTCCTGATCTCCTTCATCAGAAGGGGATTCACCTCCATCAGCGGATTGGCCTTGATCCACTTCGTTTCGTCGAAGTCTTCGTCGGCCGGCATGCCAGCGTCCTTGTCCTCGTCGTCGACCGCGAAGTAGATGGCCAGGAAGTGGTCCGCCTCCACCAAGCCCTGCAGCAGTTGCTTGGCGAAGTAGCGAATCTCCCCCCACGGGCCCGGGCTTTCGTAGCCCTCGGTCGTCGTGTACAGGAACAGCGGGTTCCGGCGCGCGCCGGCGGCCGACTTCAGCACATTCAGCAGGTCGTGATTCTTGTGCGCGTGGATTTCATCGATGCCGCAGTGCGACGGATTCAAACCGTCTTGCGTGCTTGCCTTCGCGTTGATCGGCTTGAACGTTCCGCCGTTTGCGTAGCGCGCGATCGCGTTGGCGAACGGCTCCAACATAAAATGTTCGCGCAGGTCGCCAAGCTTCTCCACGATCCGCTTGGCGACGTTGAACACGATCCGCGCCTGCGAACCGGTCGTCGCGGCGCTGATCACCTGGGGGCCGTTCTCGTCCTCGCAGCAGAAGCAATAGAGCAGGATGGCCGAGCAGAGGAAGGACTTGGCGTTCTTGCGCGCCACTGCGAACAGCGCCGTCGTGAAGCGCCGCGTACCGTCCGGATTCCGGAAGCCGAACAGGTTAACAACGAACAAAATGTGAGACGGGTGCATCACCACGTTCTCTGTGTCCCAGGTTCCCTCTACGTGCGGCAGCTTTTCGATGAAATCGCAGGCGTCTACAGCATGCCAAGCGTCGAAAGTGAAGGGGTTGCCCTTTGCTTTTGCCCGCTTTAGGTCGTCCAAAAACCGCTTCGCGGCCAGTCGCACCCACTTACCGAAGCGCTTACGGTCCGTATCGTCGACCGCAGCCTGCGCGTAATCGATCGCTATCTGGACGAAATCACGCTGTCCGCTTGCCGTTACCGGCGAACTTATTTCCTTTGTCCGTTTCGCCAACTTGTTTCACCTTGCCCTGTGCGACTGGCGTCAGGCCGAAGTCGTTTTCCATATTGCGCAGGGTGCCAGCCATGCTTGCGGTGGGCGCCTCGCCAGCCGCATATAGTTGGACGATCTTGCCGTGCAATGCGCAGAGCATGCCGAGTGCCGACAACCCGCCTTCAGTGAGTAGTTTGTTTGCGGTGAGGATCGCGGCGAGGCGATTCCACTCTTTGATTGCGTGCGAATTGGGAAGCCAGTCTGGCGCTTCCGGAACATTTGATAAGACGGGAAGCTCGACATTGCCTACTGGCTTTCGGTCCTTCCTTTCCGTTCCGGCGACCACTTTGAGGCCCGCCGGCTTTCTACCTGGACCTGGCATCGTGGCCTCCAAAAACCGTTTTTCTATCCTGACTGTGCGATTAAATGGGGAGAGCGCGGTCCCCTGTTGCGTGATCCTCTGCGGTTCCGAGGTGCCCTCCCCCTCTTTCCTATGGGGGGGCTGGGCATGGGTCTCTTACTCCGGTAATGGCCAGCCATCGAGACCGATCTTCACCACCGGCCGCTTCTTCTTCCCCTGCTCTGCCTCGGTCTTTACGTCGTGGCAGGGCTTGCAGATGGTCTGACAATTCAGCGGATCATCGATGCGGGCTTGGC